ATGTTCTTCGAGGTCCTGACCAGTTACCTTGGGATGGTAAGTTAAAGTATGATTATCAGTTATGGATTGACTCAGATATCGTGTTCAATGTAGAGAAGTTCTATCAACTGGTTCTAATGGATGAAAAGATTGCATCAGGTTGGTATTGTACAGAAGATGGTAAGACCACATCAGTTGCTCACTGGTTAGATGAAGATGACTTCAAAGGTAATGGTGGAGTCATGAATCATGAAACACTTGATTCTATCGCAAAAAGAAAGAAACCTTTCACAGTGGATTATGCAGGTTTCGGTTGGCTCCTAATCAAACATGGAGTCTTTGAAGATGAGCAAATGAAGTATCCTTGGTTTGCTCCGAAGATGCAAGTATTTGAATCTGGTGCTGTACAGGATATGTGCGGAGAAGATGTCTCATTCTGCTTAGATGCAAAGGCAGCAGGTTTCCGTATTATGTGTGACCCTCGTATTCGTGTAGGACATGAAAAAACCAGAGTTATATAGTATCTCTCATAAAGGGAAGGTACTCTTTGAAAACCTTACAGAAGAAGAGTACTTCGATAAAATGCAGGATTTAGCGGATGAATTCTTTGCAAATGGTACACCGCATCCGCTCGAACTCGAAACAGACGTAAAAGAAAACTAATGGCAAAAACATTCACAAATCTCGGCAACTCAATTGAAAGTCGTCCGAAAAAAACTCGTCAAGGAAAGGGAAAACACTCGAAATACTCGGCAACATCCCGTAACTCGGCTCGTAAAAGATACAAAGGTCAAGGAAAATAAAGAATGTCTACTTTGATTGCAAATCTACCTTCCTATGAAGTATGGGTAAGAAAAGAGTATTTGACCGATCATAAGAGTGGTCATGGTGAATTTGTGAAAGGAGTCTGGGTATCTGCGAAAAGTATACCTGGTCGAGCATTTTATTTCGAGACTTATTTACCAGAATACGCTGCAATGTTTGATAAATTGCCGATTTCTGCGTTTACAAGTGATCCTGAGACCCCAAAACCTGATATGACACTGCATAATTTGCAGTTTTGGAACTGTATGGACTATGGAGTTGTTGCAGTTCAGAAGCAATTTATCGGTTCGATGCATTATGAGGTCATGACAAGGGACTATGGCAACCAAACTGGCACATATATTTGTACTTTGGACAATTATCACTCAGATGTAGACGCAATTGACTACTCAACAAGTGAACAACCTGCCGAACATAAGTCTCATAACCTTCTCGAATTGGATAATGGACAGTTTTGTCTCTATCCAAACAACAGAATGCGTATCTATGATAACAGTATTACACCAGAAACACCAAAAGTACCCGATTTTAAGGTTTCAACTGTCTATTATCAGGTAGAAAACGGTCATGATCGTGATGGATTGGGTTCAGAAGAGAATTATTTTTGGAAAACAGCAAAAGAAAGGTCTAAAAAAGACGAAATTGAACCAGAATTGGGATAAATAATAACATTCTTAAAAAGTGTCATAAATAAAACAGGAAAACTCTTGTTAATATGGCAATAAAGCGGGTTTCAAGGGCATTTAAGGACATAAGTTTGTCTTTTACCCCTCATCCAATCACAAAAGACCTCCCAGTTCTTAGAAATGAGAACGCAATTAAGAAGTCTGTAAGAAATTTAATACAAACTATTCCAACTGAGAGGTTTTTTAACTCAGTTTTGGGATCTGAGGTACGTGATAGCCTATTTGAATTTGTAGATTTTGGTACTGCGTCTGTAATTCAGAATCAAATACTGATTACACTTGAAAATTTTGAACCTAGAATAGAAAATGTAGATGTTGAAGTAGAACCACGACCAGATACGAACGAATTTGAGGTCAAAATCTTCTTTAACATAGTTGGACAAGAAGTTCCTGTACAAGAATTCACATTCATGCTCGAAGCAACAAGATAAATGCCTTTTACTAAGTTTACGAACCTCGATTTCGATCAAATTAAGACTTCAATTAAGGATTATATCCGTGCAAACTCCGATTTTACGGATTTTGACTTTGAAGGATCTAATTTTTCAGTTTTAATTGACACTTTAGCATATAATACGTATATTACAGCATTTAACTCAAACATGGTTGTGAATGAGTCGTTCTTAGACTCTGCAACTGTTCGTGAAAACGTAGTTTCTCTTGCAAGAAACATTGGATATGTGCCCAGATCAAGAAGTTCTGCTCAAGCAACAGTATCTTTTGACTTTACAACCTCTGGAAACACTCCAACAATCACTCTTCAAGCTGGTTTGGTGTGTGTAGGTTCAGCAAACGACACTTCATATGTATTTTCAATACCAGAAAGCATTACAACTACTACAACTCAGACTTTTGATGCAAATGGCAATGTAATAAGCAGTACAGGATCATTTAATGACATAGTTGTATATCAGGGAACATATCTAACTAAGACTTTTACAGTCGATGGGTCACTCGATCAAAGATTTTTACTTGAAAATTCATTTATTGACAGTTCAACCATTAAAGTATTTGTAAAAGGTGCTGCTGATACTGGTTTAGGAAGAGAATATCGCAAAGTAGACAATATATTAAACATTACCGATATATCAGAGACTTATCTAATACAAGAGATTGCTGATGAAAGGTATGAATTGCTCTTTGGTGATGGTGTCTTTGGTAAAAAATTGGAAAATGAAGCAGTAATCACTGTTTCTTACATAGTTACTGATGGTGCGGAAGGAAATGGTCCTGCACTGTTTAGTTTTGCTGGTAGTGTGGTTTCTTCATCGAATCAAATATCTCTACCATCAACTACACCAACAATTACAACAATCTCAGCGGCAGCTAACGGGGGTAATATAGAGTCAATAGACTCAATTAAGTATTTTGCACCTAGACTTTATTCATCACAATACAGAGCAGTTACATCAAGGGATTATGAGTCTATAATACAACAAATATATCCTAATACTGAGTCTGTTTCTGTTGTTGGTGGTGAAGAACTTGACCCACCAGAGTTTGGAACAGTATTTATTACAATTAAACCAAAAAATGGTGAATTTGTATCTGATTTTGATAAACAATCTATTTTATCAAACTTAAAAGGATATACATTAGCTGGTATTAATCAAAAAATACTTGATCTTAAGTTATTATACGTTGAGTTAGACTCTTTTGTGTATTATGACCAATCAAAGGTTACTACTGTATCAGAATTAAAGACAAATATCATAAATGGACTTCTTACTTATGGTTCGTCTACTGACATTAATAAATTTGGTGGGAGATTTAAGTATAGTAGACTGGTAAATGTAATTGATAATATTGATGATGCGATTACATCGAACATAACAAGAGTAAGAATTAGAAGAAATCTAAAAGCACTTACAAATCAGTTTGCTCAATATGAGTTATGTTATGGTAATAGATTCCATATAAACCCAGAGGGTAAAAATATAAAAAGTACAGGATTTACAATTCAAGGTCAAACTGATACGGTATATTTTACTGATATACCTAATAAAAATAGTGATGGGTCATTAGATGGAAGTGGTAAGGGTGTCCTAGCTATTGTAAAAGGTGATAATGAACTATCACAAGGTCAGTTGATTGTTGCTTCTGCTGGAATAGTTGACTATGTTCATGGAGAGGTAATAGTATCAACCGTTAATATAACATCTACTCAAAGATCAAATAATATTATTGAAATACAGGCATTTCCTGAATCAAATGATATTATTGGACTTAAAGATTTGTATCTGAGTTTTGCGGTTGGAGATAGTACCATAAATATGGTTAAAGACACAATTACTTCTGGTGAACAGATATCAGGTGTCGGATATAAGGTTACATCAAGTTATGCAAATGGAGCACTGGTAAGAGGATAATATGATAACCACTGGAATTGATAAAAGAGTCAAAGTCCAACAGATAATTGAAAACCAAATACCTGAGTTTTTAATATCTGAAAGTCCAAAGGCAGTAGATTTTCTAAAACAGTATTACATATCCCAAGAATATCAGGGAGGTCCGATTGACCTTACTGATAATTTAGATCAGTATCTAAAATTAGATAATTTAACACCCGAAGTTGTTGTTGGAGAAACAAAACTAACAAGTGATGTTACAATCACTGATACCACTGTAAATGTTAGTAGTACCAAAGGATTTCCAAATGAATATGGTCTTTTCAAGATTGAAAATGAGGTTATAACATATACTGGAATCACAACTAATAGTTTTACAGGATGTATTCGTGGTTTTAGTGGAATCACAACATATCATCAAGATAATAATCCATCAGAGTTAGTATTTTCAGACACAACAGCAACAAATCACGAAAATGATGCAACTGTTGTAAATTTAAGTGCACTTTTTCTTAAAGAATTTTATAAAAAGACTAAAAAGTTACTTACACCTGGTTTAGAAAATGTAAATTTTGTTAATAACCTTGATGTAAGTAATTTTATTAAAAATTCAAAGTCATTATATCAATCAAAAGGTACAGAAGAGTCATTTAGAATATTATTCAATGTTTTATACAATGAAACTCCTAAAATTTTAGATTTAGAGCAATATCTAATAAAACCATCAACAGCAGAATTTATAAGAAGAGAAGTAGTTGTTGCAGAGGCACTTTCTGGTAATCCTATTCACTTAGTTGGTCAAACTATCGTAAAATCATCTGATAGTGCAACAAAAGCATCAATATCTGAAGTTGAACCATTAACGAGAAGAGGAAAGGTATATTATAAGCTTGGTTTATTTGTTGGATTTAATGATGTTGATTTAATCGAAGGTACATTTGGTGTAACTCCCAAAACAAAGGTAATTGGGAACGTTTCAGCAGGTTCTTCTGTAATTACTGTTGATTCAACTGTTGGATTTGGAGCAACTGGTACATTAGTATCTGGAATAAGCACAAATATTTACTATAGTGACAAATCAGTTAATCAATTTTTTGGATGTCAGAATATTGTAGGAATTATATCAACTACTGATGATATTAGATCGGATGAATACTATTATGGTTATGAAGGTGGTGATTTAACCAAAGAAGTAAGATTAAGATTGACAGGTGTTTTATCCAAGTTTGTTCCAACATCAGATATTCGTTTATTAACACAAGGCGAAAATATAACAGTCAGAAATGTTGGTGAAAAAATATTAAATCCATCTGAAGATAGAACAAAGAAACAAATATTTGCAAACTCTTGGATTTATAACACTTCTTCAAGATTTAAAGTTAAAAATATATTCGGTGCCAATATTGTTTTATTTACAAGTGATATTGATAAATCAAGTTTAAAAATAGGTGATAATATTGAAGTGCTATTTCAAAACGAAGAAGAAGTAGTTGCTACTGGTACAGTTGGTAATATTAATACAGATACATCAACCATATCAATAAACAATTTAACCTTATTGTCAAACATTACAGTATTGCCAGATCCAAGTCGTGATTATGATTTAAGAAGAGTTATTAATCGTGCTTCAAGTACAAAAACTGACATGGATTTTGGTCAGAATATTCTTACATCAGATGTAACGAATGTTTATAATGATATTCCACCCTCAAGTGAATTTTATGTTGCATCTAATTCATTACCGTCATATCAAATAACTACCGAATTACCAAAATCAATTTTACCAGAAGCCGTTGCAGGAAATGAATTACCTAATTCTGGATATAATCCTAATACTTTAAAATATAGTATATTATCTTTCCCAAGTCCAGTACCATTCATAACTGGAGATGAGATATTTTATACTGCACAAGGAACAGTAATACCAAATTTACCAGAATCTTCATATTTTGTTGAAGTTTTATCGAATGGAAACCAAATAAGACTATATCGTTCTAGATCATTTATTCCAATAGCAGATTTTGTAGAGTTTGAATCATTACAACCAGGTACTGGAACACATACCTTTTCTCTTGTTGGAACTCTTGATCAAGAAATTGCATCACAAAAATTATTTAAAAAATTTCCTGTTAATCCAGATTTAATAAATTCTACATCTGTAAAGACAAATCCAGGATCAACAGGAATGTTAATTAATGGTGTTGAGATAAAAAATTACAAATCAAACGATAAAATATTTTTTGGACCATTAGATAAAATTACATTACTAAATGGTGGAAAAAATTATGATGTTGTAAATCCACCAGAAATTACATTATCAAGTCCTGGTATTGGAAATACGACAGCTCTAATAAGACCAGTGATTACTGGTAGTGTAACCGAAGTTCAAGTTGACCCACAAAAATTTGGTATCCATAGAGTATTATCAGCAACAATTGAGGGTGGTAATGGTAATGGAGCAGTGTTAGAACCAGTTTTAGCAGAGAGAAAAAGAGAGTTAAGTTTTGATGCTAGATTATTATCAGAATCTGGTGGTGTTGACAACGTAGAAGAAACAATAACATTTCAAGATCGACATAATATTGTAAGTGGTCAACCTTTAATATATGATCGAAATAATAACCCACCTCTTGGTATTGGAACCGTAGGTAATGATTCTGGAACATCAGTGGTTGGTGTAGGAACTACAACTCTTGTAAACACTGCCACATACTATCCAGAAGTCATAAATCCAAGCACTATAAAATTATATCAAACATTAGGTGATTATAGTGCAGGTATAAACACTGTTGGATTTACTACAACTAACAAAATAGGTGTTCATAAATTTAAATTATATTATGATGAAAAAACTCTAAAGGATATACGAGTACTAGATGGTGGAAGTGGATATGAAAATAGACAAGTATTTGTTAAACCAATAGGAATTAATACAATAACAAATGTAATTCATTTTGATAATCATGGATTTAATAATGGTGATAAAATTGTATATCAAACTGCTGTTGGTATAGGATCTACATTACCAACCACAATTACTGGTTTAACAACATCAACTGGCATAACTACAACTTCTAATTTTTATCAAGTACTAAAATTAAACAGCAATGCATTTAGACTTACAAATGCTGGTCTTGGTGGTACAATAACATCAGAATTTGAGAGAAAAGATTATATTAAGTTCTCTGATCAAGGAACAGGTTTCCAAGTATTTAAATATCCAGATGTTAGATTAAACTTAAAATATGAGTTAGCTAATACAGATGTTGGAGTGATAACAGCGACACCAGTTCTTAGAGGTGAAATATCTGATGTTCTATTATATGACAAGGGTTCTGGGTATGGTTCTGATATTCTTAATCTTGAAAAATCAGTATCAGTAAAGATTAAAACTGGTAAGGATGCTCAGTTAAAACCGATTGTAACAGACGGTAAAATTACTTTTGTAGAAATACAAACAAAGGGTAGAGAATACGCTTCTGCACCCGATTTAGAGGTAGTAGGAATAGGAACTGGTCTTGGTGCAAAATTAAGAGCAGTAGTTAAAGATGGTAAGATTGAAGAAGTAATTATTTTAGAAGGTGGATTACAGTATCAACAGGATAAAATTGATATTAAAGTTATTCCACCAGGATATGGATGTAAACTTGAAGCAAGTATAAGAGGATTAACTGTTAATACATTTGCGAGATATGGTAATGAAGCATTAATTGAAACTAATAATAAATTACAATATTCAATTGTTGGTTATTCAACTCAAATTGGAAATGATACTTTTGGTGATACTGGCACTGGACACTCACCAATAATTGGTTGGGCATATGATGGAAATCCAATATACGGACCATATGGTTATAGTGATTCAACTGATGAAAATTCAGCTGTTAAAATATTAACTTCTGGGTATGTTTTAAATCCTAATAACGTTGTTAATAGACCTCATCAATTTAGTAATGGATTTTTTGTAGAAGATTATAGTTTTACCAATGCAGGTGATTTAGATCAACATAATGGTAGATACGGAAAAACACCAGAGTATCCTAACGGAGTATATGCATATTTTGTAGGTATTGGTTCTAATTCTTTATTACCAGAATTTCCATATTTTATTGGAGACACTTACAGAACTGATCCATCAACTGATAACTTTAATCTTAATCAGTCAACATTTAATTTTGGTAATTCCAATTTAATACGTAACACTTATCCATATAAAGTTTCCGATCCATTTGCAGATAATGATTTTATAGTTGAATCTAACGAAATAACTAAACAATCATCTATTGTTGAATCAACTACATCTGGATCAATAAATTCAATTCAAATTATTAATGCTGGAGATAATTACGAAGTTGGAGATTCTGCGATATTTGATAATACAGATACTAATGGTGGTGGTTTAAGTGTATCTGTTAATAGAGTTTCTGGAAAAACAATTGAATCAATTAATACTACTGTTGATACTTTTAATGCAACTTTTGTTTGGAGAGATTCAAATCATGTGGCAGCTCACATTTCAACTGCTCCTAATTTAAATGCACATGATAATATTGTCATATCTGGATTAAGTACAACTGAAATTAAAGGACTTGCAGGATCACATAAAATTGGTATTAATACTGCACAAACAGTTGTATATCAAGAAGTTCCAAATGTTTCAACAACAGGTATTGTAACTGATATTTACGTTACGAATATACCAGATCATATTTCAGTTGGTAGTACCATAGGTATTGGAACGGAAGTATTGTCTGTTTTAAATACATTTAATCAAAATAATGTAATAAGAGTTAAGAGAGGAGTATCAAGTGGTGTTCACACTGTGTCTACACCTGTCTCATTGATACCTAGTTTCTTCAATATACCTCTTAGAACAAAGGTATTTGACTCAAAAATAGATGACAAAGTATTTTTCAATCCACATGAATCTGTTGGTGTAGGTACAGTCGTTGGATTGGGATCAACTGCAACCTCAACACTAGGTGATTTGATAAGTGTTGTATCAACACCAACTCGTAGTATAAGATTACCAAATCATCCATTTAATACAAATCAAAAAGTTACATTAACAAAACCAAGTGTAGGATACGCATTAACAGTTTCTAAGGATGATGGTGTAACCACATTTAACATACCTGAAAATGGTAATAGTCAAGATGTATTTGTAATTAGAAAATCTAAGGATTATATTGGTATAGTGACTCAGGTTGGTTTAACTACAAGCTCTGATGGACTATCTTTTATAGGTGATACGACTGTTGGGACGAGCAGTTTTGAATATTTGTTTGAAAGTAATTTTGATAAGGTAACTGGAACTTTACAAAGAATTGATGCAGTCGTTTCTGTTTCAACTGCACATGGTTTGCTTAATAGTGATGTAGTTAAATTATCTGTTTCTCCAAATCAATCTGTCGGTATAGGAACATCAACTCAAATAGATCTTAGATTTGATTCGGATACTCATAATTTATTAGTCAATCCAATTAATATTGCATCTAGTGGAGTTACAACTTCAACAAATAATTTTAACTTTACTGCTCATAATTTAAACACTGGTGATAAAGTACAATATATCTCAACATCTGTAACCGAGGGATTAACAAACAAAGACTCGTATTATGTTTTCAAAGTTGATGACAATAATTTTAAATTAGGTGAAACTTATAATGATGTTACAAGTAATCCAGCTAATATTATTGAACTTAGTTCAACAGGTGGTGCAACAGGTAGTAATCATGAATTTTCTTTAGTCAATCCTCCAATACCAGTTATAAGAGATAATAATTTAGTATTTGGAGTAGGACACTCATCTTTACTTGGATATGAACTTAATATTTACCATGATAAGGATTATAGAAATAAATTTGTATCAATAGGAAACACAAATAATTTACAAGTTACAGGTGTTGGAACAGTTGGTGTAACATCAACTGCAACAGTTACATTAAATTATACCGATAAAAATCCATCAATTCTTTATTACAATATTAAAAAATCAGGATTTATTAGTACATCTGATACTGATGTTGTTAATTATAACAAAATTCATTATTTAAATAGTGATTATGGTGGTGAATATTCAATATTTAATGTACCACCTGTTGTTGGTGCATCTTATACAAGTTTCAGTATATCAATACCAAAAGTTCCAGAAAAATTATCATATACGCAAGCAGAAACTAGTGTATTAAAATACTCTACAAAATCACCAAGAGCAAAAGGTCCTATTGATAGAGTGAATATTGATTTTGGTGGAGTTGGATATGATAGCTTACCCTCTTTTGTAAGTGTCGCATCAACTCAAGGAACAAATGCCACTTTATTACCAGATTCAACAACAATCAATAGAGTAGATGATATTAGAATTCTAAATCCAGGTTTTGAATATTCATCAGACCCAACACTTAAACCTGAAGCATTCGTTTCTCCTGTTATATCCGTAATTAGTTCTGATACTATAACAGAAGTTGAAATAATTGATGGTGGTAAAAATTATACATCAACTCCGAATTTAATAATTGTAAATCCAATCACTAGAATTGAAGATAAGACAGGAACAATTACTGGTACAGTTGCAAGTAATTCTTTAAGTAATGTAGAAGTTATTGTCCCACCTAAAGGTTTGCAATCAGTAACTCATGAAATATTTGCAATAAACAATGATAATGGATCTACTGTAAGTAAATTAGTTTATGATGCAACAGTTGGTATTGTAACTTGTACACTTGTAACTCCAATACTAGGTTTTTCTGTTCCACCTTTTTCAGTAGATGAGGAAATATTTGTTGAAGGTCTTCAAAAATTTGGTGATACTGGAACTGGATTTAACTCTGTCGATAATGGATTCAATTTCTTTAAAGTAACAGCAGTTAATAATATAAATCCTGCTACAGTTTCATTTGACATATCTCCATTTACTTCAAACGCTGGTGTTGCAAAAACTGTTCAGAATTCTTTTGGTTCTTTAATAAGTCGAAATGATTATCCACAGTTTAAAATTAACCAAGGAATTTCTAAATTTAGTGTCGGTGAAAAGTTATTAGCATTTGTAGGAACCTCATATATTCCAGTCGATTTAAAGGTATCAATATCAACTAACGAATTTATAAAAGTTGTAGAAGAAACACCTGGTGCATTTAATTTAGTTGCTGGTCAATTAATAAAAGGATTTATTTCTGGTAATATAGCCACTATTAACACAATATCAAAAAATTCTGGAAGATTTGACATTAGTTATTCACTAAGACAAAATCAAGGTTGGAATGATGATATAGGAAAATTGAGTCAAGATTATCAGTTAATACCAGATAATGATTACTATCAAAACTTATCTTATAGTGTAAAAAGTTCAGTAACTTATGAAACTCTTGTTGGTTCTGTAAATAGATTACTTCATACTACTGGATTGAAGAACTTTGCGGATGTAGGAATATCATCTAGTGCTAATGCAGGTATTACAACTTCAAGTTTTGCGGATACTCTTGCATTAGATTTTATAGAGCAAAAAAGAGTTGATACAGTTAATAACTTTGATTTTGCTTTAGATATTGATACTGTTGATGGGAAATCAAAATTCCTAAAATTAAAAAATACAAAATTATCTCCATACATTGAGTGTAAGACAAATCGTGTTTTAGAGATAGATGATATATCCACATTATTCAAGAGCACTGCTACAACTTTAACACAATTTTTAGATTTATCAATCAATGCAAGATATGCAACATTTTTAGTACAGATTAGAGATCCAAATACAGGTAATACTCAAATATCAGATATTATTTTATATAAAGATGATTTAAATATATTTACTGCTGAGAGAGCAAAAATTCATACTTCACCATTAGAACTCGGTAGTCTTCTCGGACAGATGGATAGCTCCGATAACGTAAGTTTAAAATTTACTCCTGATGATCCAGATAATAATGATTATGATCTTAAAATACGTCAAACTTCATTCAATACAAATCTAACAGGTATTGGAACACAATCAATAGGATTTGTAAATTTATCAGGTATAAACACCACAGTAGCAACAGCAACTACTTCTACAATAATATCGACTAATATTGATGATACAGATGCATTTTTTGCATCAATAGAAATAAATGATGTTACCTCAGAAGAAACTAATTTTGTTGATCTATATTTAACACATGATGGATCATCATCCTACATATCTGAATTTTATTCAGATACTGAGAACGGACCTGTATCTAATTTCATAGGAACATTTACATCAGAAATTAATTCAAATATTTTATCATTAAACTTTGAAAATGATCAACCAAATGAAGTTTTAGTTAGAACAAGAATAATTGGTATTGGAACAACAGCAGCAGGTATTGGAACATATAGATTTAAGTTACTAGGTCAACTTGATGGTACAGAAAAAACAACTAGATTTGAATCTAAGTTTTCAAATGTTTCAACAGCATCTACAATTGCAACATTCTTAGAAAATGAAATTTCTACTTTAAAAGGATTTGTAAGAGTATCAAGTGGTTCAACAAGTGCTCTTCATCAAGTCTTGGTTGCTCATGATTCTACCGATTCACATACTGTTCAATATCCATTCTTATCAATTGGTAGTACATCTGGTATAGGTACATTTTCATCAACATTAGTTGGTAACGATTTAAATCTTAACTTCCATCCAGATCCTCTTTACAGTGGAGGAACTAATAGTGTTCAGGTACAAGTCTTTACCGAAGCATTCTATACTGAAAGTGATTTATTAAATACACCACCAGATTTACAATATGGAACAGTTACAGAATCTATATTATTAGGTCAATATGATGCAACAAACGGTTTAAGATCTAATAAAACAAGTTTTGCACTTCAAAGTGATTCAACACCTATATTCCAAAAACAATTCAATCCAGCAGATACAACAACTTTAGATACATCAACTGGAATATTTACAATTAAAGATCACTTTTTTGAAACTGGTGAAAGATTAATATATGCACCAGGTTCAACTTTTGAGGGTATATCAGTAACTGGAATTGCAACTGCTGGTGGTACTTTAGGTTCTGATGTATTTGCTATTAGATTAACAAAAGATACATTCAAGATATCAAAGTCTCGTCCTGATGCATTAGCTGGTATTGCAGTTACATTTACTGGAACAGGATCAGGTAATGCTCATGAGTTTGAAATGTTCAAGAAAAATGAGAAGGCATTAATATCAATTGACGGTGTAATACAATCACCTATGGCATTTACACCAATTACCACAGATCTTGAATACAATATTACAAATACTCAAACCACATTCAGTGTAACTGGAATTTCTTCAATACAATCAAATGATATCATCAAAATAAATGATGAATTTATGAAGATAACCAATGTTGGTTTAGGAACTACATCAGTTGGTCCAATTACCGAAACAGGGTCTGTAAATGTTTTGGTTGTAGAGAGAGGTGCAATAGGATCTGCTGCTACAAATCATAGTTCTGGTGATACAACCAGACTATTCTCTGGTGGATACAACATTGTTGATAGTACACTTCATCTTACAGATCCACCAAAAGGAGATGCAAATGCTACACAAAAAACACAAGCAAATTTAGATCCTGTTAGATCTACATTTAACGGAAGAGTATATCTAAGACAAGATTATAGTGATAACAGAATATTTGATGATATTTCTGGTGGTTTCACAGGTATAGCTGCTACACACCCATTGAGAGTTGGTGGTGCAAGCACAACTGGTATTCAAACAGGAAGTAGTATTTTACTTCTAAATGGTATATTCCAAACTCCATCTACATTTAACAACTTAGGAAATAATTATGAGTTTTCTGAGATTGGTGGAGAGAGTAATGTAATATTTACTGGAATAACATCATCAAATGGTCAAAAAATTATTAGTGATACTGATGTAAATCAAAATCAACTTCCAAGGGGTGGTGTAATCGTATCACTTGGATCAACTGGTGGATTGGGTGTTGCAAACTTAGCACCAGCAAAAGTTAAAGCAACTACAAACGGAAGTGGATCAATTGTAGGAATTGTTGGTATTGCAACCACTGGTGGTGCATTTGGAATAAGCACAGCAAAATATAATCATTTAACAGGTCAACTTCAAGTTACAACTTCAAGCAATCATGGATTTAGAAATATCAATGAGTTTGTAAGATTAGATGGCATGGTATTTAACCCATCATTAACCATACCAAATGATAGAGATTTTAGTGTAACTGGAATACTATCAGCAACTACATTTACAATTGATATTGGTGTAGATTCACAAGCACATGCATATGTTGGTTCAGGAACTGCATTTGAGTATTTGGCAGATTTAACATTTGGATCTGGATATCGTAATCCTGTCTCCGTTGCTGTTACGGATTTATCTGGAAATGGAGCAAGTGCAGATATTACAGCAGAAGTTGTATCTAACACACATGTTTTTGTAGAAGCATTAACTAATTCTGTTTTAGTAACTGGTGGGTCTCCTCTTACTCCCACAGATGCCACATATGATCCAGCAACAGGAGATTTAGTAATTACAAAAGCATCTCATGGATTAACTACAAGTGATACAGTCATGCTTGTAAATAATTCATTCATATTCAGATGTGCACAAGATAATTTTTCAACTGATCATTCATATCCACGTCCTGGTCCTACTCCTAGTTCAGCAGGGGGAGATCCTGCATCTGGCAAACAACTTGCTATCACTTCAAAAACAACAAATACCTTTACAGTAAATGTTGGTATTACAAATACAGGAACAGGTGGTGCACTTAAATTTAATATTAATAATGCAGGTACTGGTTATACACAACCACAAATACAGGTTTCTTCACCATCTTATGAAAATCTACCAATTGTTGGAGTTTCGAGAAGAGGTATAGGTTCTACAACTGATACTGGAACAGGTGTTACCGTAGATATTGAAGTAGGAGCTGCTAATACCTCAGTTGGTATAGGTTCAACATCATATGAAGTAGTTAACTTCAAATTAAATAATAATGGATATAACTTTAAATTAGGTGATGTATTCAAACCTGTTGGATTAGTTACTGATAGATTCCTAAACACTTCATCACTAATAAATGATTTTGAATTAACAGTAACTGAAGTATTCAGTGATCAATATTCATCTTGGAACTTTGGTCAATTTGATTTTATTGATTCTATAAAAGATTTGCAAGATGGCCAAAGAGTTAGATTCCCAATATTCTATAATGCAAGTTTATTAAGTTTTGAAGTAGATCCAGACAATCCAGATTCATCACTTATTGATCTTGATGCTCTGTTACTCATATTTGTAAATGGAGTAATTCAAGAACCAGGCAAGTCTTATACATTTGATGGTGGTTCATCATTTGAATTCATACAAGCACCAGATCCTAATGATGTTATTGATATATTCTTCTACAAAGGAACAACTGGTGTAGATTCAATTCAAGTTTCTGCAGGTGCATCAATAGCACCTACTATAAAAACAGGTGATGTTGTTCAATTAAATAAAATTGGTGTAACAACAGCACAAGATCCAAGAACCATATTTAATATCATAGCATCTGATGAAGTAGAAACTAACCTTTATACAGGATTGGGTGTTAATGAGACAACATACAAACCATTTAATTGGATAAAACAGAAGATAGACAAAAAGGTAAATGGTGAAATAGTATCCAAATCAAGAGACTCTATTGAATCACAGGTATATCCAACTGGTAAAATTATTGATGATATTTCAACAACTGATAATGAGTTATTTGTTGATAATGCAAAATTCTTTAATTATGAAGAAGACTTCTCTGCTTTAAGTAATATTGTAGTCGGAGGATTGATAGTTGGATCAACAAATCCTGTTGCTGCTGGATTTACTGCTATTGTTTCAGCTGCTGGTACAGTATCATCACTTTCTATCACAAATGGTGGTAGTGGATATGTAGGTTCTACAACATCTATCTCAATATCTGCTCCTCATTCCATAGGAGTTGGTGTTGGAGCAACTGCAACTGCAACTGCAACAATCACTAATGGGGTAATAACAGGAACAACAATAACAAATCCTGGTTTTGGATATACTAACGTTGCTGTTCCACAAGTTCTAGCACCACTTCCAAATGCAATAAAGGAGGATATTGACACTATTACCACCATTCAAGGATTTGATGGTGCTATCACAGGTATCGGTGTCACTGGTGGAATCGGACATCCAACAGCACTTAAATTTAATATAAGTGCCGATTTAACAAATAATCCAAATTCAGTTCTTACTGATTTGAAAGTTGGATATCCCATATACATATTTGGAACACAAGTTGGGCATGGTGTTACCTCAGTTGTAAGTGATGACTCTACTGTTGTTGCAACTGGAACTACCTGTGTTGATAATATCTACTTTATAAATGCCTTTAATTCTGGTGTTGGTATTATTACATGTAATATAATGAGTGGTGTTAACACTACTGGTATAGAGACCTCTGGTTCAACAATCGGTGGTTTCTCTTGGGGAAGACTTTCTGGATTTACCAGAGGTACAAATCCAGTATCAATAGGTGTTACTGGATTAACAATAGACTCTGGATTAACAACTTACCCATCCATCCAGAGAAGAGATTTCGGTCTTAGGGACAATGGTTCATTAAGAAAGGATCTTGGGTAGTATAAATATAGAAAAAAGCTAATGATATGGCTGCAATTGTAACAGATCAATTTAGAATTCTAAATGCAAATAACTTTGTAGAGACAGTGGATGACTCTGCAAATTCTTATTATATTACATTAGGTCTAGCCAACCCAGCACTTGCAGTTGGTTTTGGTAGAACTACTTCATGGAATACCGATACACCTAATCCAATAGATAATTTTAATTACACAGATCATTCTGGAGATACTCAAATATTTGGTAAAAAGGTTACTAGTGCAAATATAAGAAGATTAATAACAAGAAGAAACTGGACTCAGGGAACAAGATATGAAATGTATCGTCATGATTATAGTGTAACGAATCCTTCACCAGTTACAAACTCAACAAGATTATACGATTCAAGTTATTATGTAATTAATAAAAATTTTGATGTTTATGTCTGTATTGATAATGGTTCCTCTGGTATTAGTTCAACAGGAAATGCATCACAAGATGAACCACTATTTACTGACTTAGAACCATCAAGAGCAGGTGAAAGTGGTGACGGATATATTTGGAAATATCTCTTTACAGTGCCTCCAAGTGATATAATTAAGTTTGATTCAACTGAATATATTTCAGTTCCTAGCAACTGGCCAACTTCTTCTGAAACTCAAATTCAATCAGTGCGAGAGAATGGTGATTCTACTATAAACAATAATCAAATTAAAAAAGTTTATATTGATAAACCAGGTTTTGGATATTCCCAAAACATTGTAGGTAGAGAGGTTGACATTGTTGGAGATGGAACAGGTGGAAAGGTAATTATTGACACCGACAGTAATGGTAGGATAATAAAAACTGTTGTTTCATCTGGTGGTCAAGGTTATACTTATGGAATGGTAGACTTAGGTCCTCTTGGAAACTCTGGTGTATCTGTCGGTAATTTTGCTAAACTTATACCAATTATCCCACCATCAAGAGGTCATGGTTTTGACTTATATAAAGAACTGGGAACAGATAAAATTTTATTATATGCAAGATTTGATGATTCAACAAAAGATTTTCCAACAGATACTAAATTTGCACAAATTAGTGTAATTAAAAATCCAACATCTATTGGATCTACATCTGTTTTTACTGCAAATGACTTTTCATCAGTTAATGCAATAAAGATTGTTTCACCAACTGGTACTCCAACTATAGGGGAAAGAATTAAACAAACTGTGACTGGTGGAACAGCAGAGGGGTATATTGTTTCTTATGATACTGATACTAATGTAATTAAATACTATCAGGATAGATCACTATTTTTTAATCAGACTAGTTCTGATCAAACTGATTATGTTGGAATTACAACTGGATCAAAAGTTTTAGAGTTTGAGTCTTCGGCAGAGAGTATAATTGCACCTACAAGTGGATTTAGTGCCACTGTAGATCAAAACTTTACTGGAATAAGTACAAACCCATCTGGTAATAAGGTTATTTCACTAGGAGTAAACTTCACAAATGGTCTTGCATCTCCTGAGATAAATAAAAAGTCGGGTGAAATAATTTACTTGGACAACCGACCACTGGTGACTAGAAACGCTAGACAGAAGGAAGACATTAAAATCATTTTGGAATTTTAAAAAATGCCACAAAAAACGAATTTAAATATAAGTCCTTATTATGATGATTTTGATAAGGAAGATAAGTTTTACAAAGTTCTGTTTAAACCAGGATTTCCTGTTCAAGCAAGAGAATTAACAACTCTACAATCTTCTTTACAGAATCAAATTGAATCATTTGGTAGTCACATCTTTAAAGATGGGTCTATGGTGATACCTGGTAATATAAATTTTGACCAACAATACCATTCGGTAAGAATATTAGATACTCATTTGGGTATACCAGTAACTTTATATTTGGATCAACTTGTAGGTTTGAGGTTGAAGGGACAAACCTCTGGTATTATTTTAACAATTGATAGTTACGAATTAGCTGGAACTAATACTCAGATAGACGATTTAACAATATATGTAAAATATTTACAGTCAGGAGATAATAATGAAATATCAAATTTGGATGATGGGGAGCAGTTAATTGTTCAACAATCATTCGTTTATGGAAACACTGCAATTAATGAAGGTGAAACAGTATTAACGTTAGTGGATAGTAACGCTTCTGCTATTGGATCTGCAGTTGGTATATCTTCTGGAACATATTTTATTAGAGGAACTTTTGTAGATGTATCTACAGATAAAATTGTTTTAGATCCATATTCAAATTTACCATCATATAGGGTTGGTTTAAATATAGACGAACAATTAATTACTGCTAAAAATGATGATTCTCTTTATGATAATGCAAGAGGATTCTCAAACTTTGCTGCACCAGGTGCTGATAGATTAAAAATAACTACGACTTTAGCAAAGAAAAGTTTAACAGATTTCAATGATACAAACTTTATTGAATTATTAAGGTTAGATGAAGGAGAAATCAAAAAAATTGTTAAAAAATCAGATTATTCATTAATAAGAGATTATTTTGCGGAAAGAACATTCGATGAATCTGGAAATTATTCAGTAGAACCTTTTGATGTTCAAGTTTTCAATTCATTAAATGATGGTATATCCAATGAAGGTATTTTTAGATCAAACGAAGTAACCGATCAGCAAAATACACCTTCAGATGATTTAATGTGTGTAAAAGTATCTGCAGGAAAAGCTTACGTTAAAGGTTACGATATTGATTTGGGTGGAACAACAATATTAGACGTAGAAAAACCAAGAGATAAACAAACAATTGGATCATCATTAGTTCCATATCAAATGGGAACTATCTTAAGGGTTAATAATGTTTTTGGTGTTCCCGTACCAAATATTAATTATGATACAAAAGTTGTTGAATTTTATAACCAGAGAACTAACTCAAATACTGCTGGAACAGGTGAATTGGTAGGAAGAGCTAGAGTCTATTCATTTGCAGTTTCTAATTCATCTTATGTTGGGGATACAAGTGTATGGGATTTGCATTTGTTTGATATGCAAACATTTACTCGTTTAGAACTTAACCAAACTGTAAGTAATGCTGAACTTCCTGATACATCATTTGTAAGAGGTTTAAGTAGTGGTGCAACTGGATATGCGATAGCAGCAGGTGGTGCGAGTACGGTAATTAAATTAACTCAAGTTACTGGTGTATTTGTCGCAGGTGAGCAAATAATTATTAACGAAGATTCAGAAATACCAAGATCAGTAAGAACTGTTAGAACTTTTGGAATACAAGATATCAAATCAGTTTATCAAGATGCATCTGCTGTATCTGGATATGCAGTTGATTTTGTTGCTGATACAGTTTTACAAAACAAAGTACCAACTGGTTTCAGCATCACTGACAAGTTAAACATAAATGCTGCTGGTATTGCAACATGTGCAGGTAGAAGTTTTACTGGTATAAAGACAGATACTATTGTTAGATATCAATTAACTGGTGAAGTAACAGAGAGATTTAACAGAGTTACAAGTGTATCCTCAGATGGTCTTTCTTTAACTCTTGCTGCTGTCAATAATGTTACAGGTGTATGTAATGGTGCTTTACCAACTGGTGAATCAGTTGCACCTACATTTAGATTTGGTGTGCCTAATATAAATTTAAATGAAAATAAAGGATTGTATGCTCAACTAGGTAATGAAAATGTATCTGATATTGATTTATCAACTGCTAATTTAATTGTTGGTACAAACGTAACAGGAGAAACTACAGATGGTTCTGGTACATTATCATTTGATTTAGCTGCCAGTGGTATTTCAAGTGCATTTTATGAAGGTTTTGATGCTGAAAGATACTCTGTTCACTATTCAAATGGAACAATTGCGGATTTAACAGCAGATCAATTTGTTTTAGGTGCGAATGGTCAATCTGTTACTATTAATGGATTATTAACCAATCAATCAAATGTTGTTGTAAGCACTACACTTAAAAAACAAGCATTAAAGAGTAAGCAGAAAAATTACATTAGAAGTCAAAAATTAGAAGTTCTTAAAACTGCTGTTGGTATTAATACATCCCTATCAGGAATGGATAAAGCTACTGGTTATGGTTTAAGAGTAGAAGATAGAGAAATATCATTAAATGTTCCTGATGTGGTAAAAATTGTAGGAATCTTTGAGTCAATAGATACTAATTCACCAACACTCGATAGATTAACATTTCCCAGTGGTTTAAGTTTAGATACAACAGCAATAGTGGGTGAAAAAATCGTGGGTAATGACAGTGATGCTGTTGCACAGATAACTGGTGTAATATCTGCGACTGAGGTTGAGATAGCATATCTTACTCCATCTAAATTTACAATTGGTGAGGTTTGTAATTTTGATGAATCAAATATATCTACAACATTACAACTTATAACAGTTGGAAATTATTTAAACATTACAAATAGATATGAACTTGATAAGGGTCAAAGAGAACAATTCTATGATTATTCTCGAATTGTAAGGAGAGTTAATTTTCCACCTGCAACTAGAAAAGTTCTGGTTGTATTTGATAAGTATGTATTACC